TACAATACACAAGAATTAAAACGCTATATCAGTGAGTTACAAGAAGTAGTTGTATATTATAGAAAAGTTACTACACCACAGGGGAATAAATGAACATATCAAACGAAGGAATATCTTTAATTAAAAAGTTTGAAGGCTGTGAATTAGAAGCCTACTACGATGCTGTAAATGTTTTAACTATAGCTTATGGAAGAACTAAAAATGTACAAGCTGGTGATACTTGCACACAAGAACAAGCTGATGCTTGGCTCGAAGAAGAGTTACATGAGTATGGTGGATATGTAAACGATGCAGTTAAAGTTGATTTAGAACAAAATCAATTCGATGCTTTAGTAGCATGGACATATAATTTAGGTCCTACTAATCTTAATAACAGTACAATGCTAAAGAAAATTAATGAAAAAGATTTGGATGAAGTACCAAATCAAATCAAGCGTTGGAACAAAGCAGGTGGTAAAGTTTTAGAAGGTCTTGTAAGAAGAAGAGATGCAGAAGCTCTTTTATTTCAAGGTGAAGATTGGAGTGAAGTGTAATGCCTTTAGCTAAATATGTTTTTAGACCTGGAATTAATAAAGAAGGTACTAACTACAGCAATGAATATGGTTGGTTTGATGCTGACAAAGTAAGATTTCGTAAAGGTAAACCTGAACGCATAGGCGGTTGGGATAAATTTACTAATGAAAGTTTTATTGGAACTTGCAGAAAACTATATCCATATAAGGCTATTGATGGCGATCAGTTTGTAATATTAGGCACTCATCAAAAACTATATGTTCTTAATGGAGATGTTTATTACGATATAAATCCTATTAGAGCTACTTCTACTAATGGTGTTGTATTTGCAGCAACCAATGGCTCATCTACTATTACAGCTACTGATGATGCACATGGAGCACTTACAGGAGATTTTGTTACTTTTGCACAAGCTGTTAGTTTAGGTGGATTAATTACAGCAGATGTTTTAAATCAAGAATATCAAATTGATTCTGTACCTAGTGCAGATACTTATACATTTACTGCTAAAGATACTGATGGCGATACTGTTACTGCTAATGCAAGTGATTCAGGTAATGGTGGTTCAGGAGTCGATGGTGTATATCAAATTAATTCAGGATTAGATGTTTATGTTCGTTCTACTGGTTGGGGTGTAAATACATGGGGTGCTGGAACATGGGGTTCAAAAGCTGATTTATCTTTAACGAATCAACTTAGATTATGGACTATAGATAATTTTGGCGATGATACTCTTGCTGCACCTAGAGGTGGACCAATATACTTTTGGGATGAATCAGATGGTTTAAGCACTAGAGCTACATTACTATCAGCAGAATCAGGTGCAAGTGATGTACCTACAGCAGTTATACAAATAATGACATCTGATATAGATAAACATTGTGTTGCATTTGGTTGTAATCCAATAGGTTCAAGCACAATAGACCCTTTACTGGTAAGGTTTTCTGATAGAGAAAGTGCAGTAGATTGGACTCCTACAGCAACAAATCAAGCTGGTGGCGTACAACTATCATCAGGTTCTGAAATTATTGGAGCACTTAGAACAAGACAAGAAACACTTATATGGACTGATGTAGGTATAGTTTCTATGCGTTTTGTTGGAGAACCATTTGTTTTTTCATTTACAGAAGTAGCAGAAGGTCCATCCCTTATAGGACCTAATGCTGCTGTAAGTGCTAATAACAGAGTTTACTTTATGGATGTTGGTGGATTTTATTCCTACTCAGGTTCTGCTGAAAAAATACAATGCACAGTATTAGACTATGTTTTGTCTGATTTAAACCAAGATCAATCATTTAAAGTATTTGCTGCAGTTAATAATATTGCCAACGAAGTAATGTGGTTTTATCCATCAGGCACTAATACAGAAATAGATAAGTATGTTTTATATAACTATCTTGAAAATGTTTGGAGCATAGGCACAACTGATGATGACTTTGTTAGAACAGCATGGGATCAAGCATCAATACTAGAATATCCTATAGCTGCAAGTAAAAATGACTCAAGCAACCTTAACTATGTTTACAATCATGAAAAAGGTCATGGTAATGATGGCAGTAACTTTACAGCATACATAGAGTCAAGTGACTTTGACTTAGAGCCAGATGGCGAAAGGTTTACTTTTATATCTAAACTAATACCTGATGTGCAATTTAGAGATCAACAAGGAACAAGTGATAGCGTAACTTACACCATTAAAGGTAGAGACTATCCATTACAAGATTTAACTACATTACAAACAATTGATGTAACACCTAACTCTACATTTTCTAATACTAGAGCTAGAAGCAGACAAGCTGCAGTTAGGATATCAAACTCATCTAGTGACTATGGTTGGAGAGCAGGAGACCTTAGACTAGAAATTAGACCAGATGGTAAAAGATAATGGCTGATATCAAAACGATAGCATTACCCTTACCTAGTCAAGAGTTTGATCCAAATAATGAAGCAGTTACACGCAGATTGATAGAACAAGCTATTGAAGAAATCAATACTAAAATCACTCTAATTAATAGAATGAAGTCTACTACTATAAGCAAGGCTTCTAGACGACAACAATTTTTACTTATGGGAATGAAACATGGCTGATAATCTTAAAGTATTAGGACAGTTAGACCCAGCAGCTACCACAACTACTGTGTTATACACAGTGCCAGATATGACACAAACAACAGTTAGTTCTATTGTTGCAGCAAATCGCACAGGTTCTGCTATTACTTTTAGACTAAGTGTTCATGTAGCTGGAGCAGGTGCTGATGATAAACAGTACATATACTATGATAAATCAGTAGCAGCAAATGATTCCCTAGCAATAGTTTTAGGTATAACATTAAATCAAACAGATGTTATTAAAGTTTACACAAGTGCAGTCGACATGAGTTTTAATATGTTTGGCTGTGAAACCACAGAGGAAAGATAAAGAATGGATATAAAGCAACAAACACAAAATGTAGCTAATCAAGGTCGCTATGGCGACTCTATGCTTCTTCATGTAAATCCAGCAGAAGTTAAAGGCTTGGCACAAGCAATGCCTATTACAGTAAATCCACAAACAGGACAGCCTGAAGCCTTCTTACCTTTTCTTGCACCAGTATTAGGATCAATGGCTGGTAGTGCATTTTTAACTGGTGTAGGTGGTTTATCTTCAGCATTAGCAAGTGGTATTGGAGCAGGTTTAGCTACATATGCACAAACAGGTGGTTCTGGTTCTAAAGCATTAATGTCTGCTCTTACAGGATATGGTGGAGCAAAAGCAGCAGAATTAGCAGGTGGTCTAGGAGCAAGTGATGCAGCAATTACAGAAGCAACTACAAAATTAAAACCAGAATTAACTGCTAATTTAGCTAAAGACCCTACTATGTTAGCAAACCCAAATTTTGTAGGTCCATTGCCATCAGGAGTTTCACCTGAATTAAGCAATATAGGGCAAGCAGAATTGCGAAAACAAATGCTTGGTTATCAACCTAGTATTGATCAATACGGCAAAAATGTTGCAGATGCATTTTCTCAAACAGGTGGTGTTAGTGGAGGAAAACCAACTATGTTTGAAAGTTTAGGAAAAGCTTTTGAAGGTGGCTATGGAGAAGGTTTTGGTAATTTAGCACAAGGAGCAAGTTCTTTTGGAGCATATGCACCTATGGCAGTAGGCATGGGTGGTAGAGCTATTATGGATTCCCAAGATTTATATGAACAAGAAATGCGACAACTAGAAATGGATGAAGAGCAACGCAGAAGAGATATGTATGCTAATAATCCTGAAGTACAGTTATATTCAGCAGCAGGTGGATTAACACAATTTCAAAAAGGTGGCGATACTGATTATGGCTATGAATCAAACAAACAAGTATATGCACCAGCTAAACAACAATATGCAGTAAACCCTGACTTTATGGCAGGATTTGCACCTGAAACAATGTACTTTAGACCTGATACTATTAATGCTCCATCAATGAGTACAAGAGGTGGATCAGCTCCAACATTAGGACCAGATACTTATACAGGAACTAAAGGTGGTTATGACTATGAAGGTAGTTATGATGCAGATGGCAACTTTGTTGCAGGTACAGCACAAGGCGTACAGTTTGCACCACAAACAGCTATAGACCCATATGCAGCATATACAGGTTCTGCACCCCAAGGTTTAGTTCAATCTGCTTATAATCCTTATCCAGTACAACCAATAAGTATGTCTCCAACAGATGATAGTGAAGATACTTCTGATTATACTGACATTGGCGGAGGTGATTATGGCGGTGATCCTGATTTTGATTTTTCTATCTATAATGCAACAGATTCTGCTGGTAATCTTTTAACTGATTCTCCTTATGGTGCATATGATCGAGATGCTGTGCAAGATATAAGAGATCAATATAGTAAATACTTTTTTGACTATGATGATATTCAAGATTTTTATAGAGATGAAATGTCAGACATTGGTAGACAAGCTGGTGGTATAACTAAATATGTTAATAAAGGTCAAACAGAAGTAATGTCTCCACCAGTAAATGACTTTAGAC